CCGGCCTCCTTTGCCTCCTGGCGCAGCTCAATAGCCCGGCGTACTTCTCGTTTCCGTCTGGCCTCTGCCGTCGCCTGGCGCTCGTTACGCTTACGTATGGCCTCGGCTTCGGTCTCGGAGTGCATTACGTTACCTAACGTCGGGTGCTTACCTTCTCCCATAGCGTCGGCCCTCCCGCTTCTTTTGCTTGTATGCCCCCGGCAGTCTACCGGACTCCTTAAGCTGCTGGTCGGTCGCGCACGTAGGCGGCTCAGGGTCGTTAACGTCCCATACCAGGCCGCACCGGCCGCAGTGCATTTCGTCGCTATATTGCCGCGCTTTACACGGCCCATTATATCCAGGCATACCATACCCCCTTATACCCTACGCAGCGCTTAACCTGCGCCGCCCCGTGGATTTCGAACGCCTGGCGCAGTACGTCGCCCAGGCTGGTAGATTCGAGCCGCAGCCCGTCGTATTCAAGCGATAACAGCATCGTAGAGCGCTCCGTATAGTTTCTTAAGGTCGCCGTCGTTTGCGATAGTGATATCGCCCGGCATTGCGTCGAGCCCTAATTCCGACTGGTGGCCCTGGCCGATACCGCCCCGCCCCGTTAAGTGGATAAGGATACCGCGCTCGCGTACGAAGTCGGCCTCGTTCTGGAAGCGGACGTCCGATATAACCACACGTTCGGCGCCGATACGAGCGGCCAGGGCTCGGACCCATATATCCGGGTGGATAAGCTGGCGCCCCCATTCGGTCCCGAGCGTCTGCATAATATGGCGCGGGCTGCATTCGTAGCGGGGGTCGATAGTTTCCTTATCGTCCCCGTAAAGCTGCGCGGCGTCCAGGCTAAGGCCCGTACGTAACATTTCTTTAAGTGGGTCCGCGAACGCTACCTTACGGTACTGGGGGAGCTGGCCGACCAGGTAATCGGCGGCCGTATCCTTCCCTACGCCTGCAGGCCCGGCGATACCGATAACCTGGGCGCCAGTGCCGTACGCCTGGTACCGGCGCTTACACTCCGGGCAGACGCCCGTATCGAGCGAGCTATCCCAGCGCCCGCAGTCTTCGAAATTTCCTGTAGTCATGGTTTTATACTCTCCGTATGCAAAAAAAAGGCGGCACGAGGCCGCCGGGTTAAATTATGCCGCCTCTGCTCGTGCGCGGGCTGCGTTATATAGCGGGTGGTCCTCGAATAAATCGACGTGCCCCTTATCGAAATAGTCGGTTTGCGTATCCGTCTCGTTACGGTACTCCGCGAAGATTTCGCCGAGCTTACGGTCGTAGTCCTTCGCGTAGATAGTAACGCACTTACGGCCGTCGATTCGGTTATCTACCGAGTAGTGGACGCGCGCCTTAACCTTAGTTTCTGTATCGGTTACGTTGTACTTATTAAATTTAATCATGGTAGCGGTTCCGTTCAATTCGTTAGCGTTGGGTTAATATTATTCTATACTGACGAGGCCGTCAACAACAAATAACGAATTATTTTTTACGGGTCGTTAAATGCCAAAAGCCGCACCGGGGGCACCGGTACGGCCTTAGTTTTCGTCCAGATTTTGCCGTCTTCCCCAGGTTCTTAGAGAAGTAGCGGCGCTGCTTTCTGATATAGTCCGCGTCGGCCAGGGCGGCCGCGCGGTCCTCGTACGGTATCTTTTGGCACATTACGACCCCCCGAATACCTGGGAAGCCTTCCCGACGTTCTCCGACGGCGCCCCCTGGGCCTCCTGGTAAACGCGGGCCACTTCTGCAGGGCTCGTTAAGTTTGCCGAGATATGCCCGTTACGAATAAATAGGCGCGGCTTCTTATTGTCGTCTATCGGTATCGGGTTATTTACGCGGCCGTTCGTTAACGCCGGGTGCCAATCGTAGCCGAGCGACTGCAGTAACTCGCGGCGCTTATTGTGCGGTATCGCCCTGGTCGCGTGTATCTGCTGCAGTAGCCTTTCAACCGCTACGGAAGACACCCACCCGCCAGCAAAACCGACGCGGCCTTCTTCGATAGCCTCTAAAATCTCCTGCTCTACCCCGCCCATGCTCGCGTGTATCGCTTCGCTCGTACTCGTGGTTTCGGGCGCACGGTGGCAGCGCGTAGCCGGGTTAAGCTCGTCCGGTATGGCATACGTAGCCAGGTATTCCGCCACCATAGCGTAGCCGCCCTGGTCTCGAAGCCACGAGTATAAGTTCGGGAAATAGTCGCCCGTCATACCGTCGCGCGCGAGGTCCTGTTCGTTCTGCTGGGCCGTATAGAAAACGGCGAATCGGCGGTCGGTTCGAGTCTTCCGGATAGCGTCCTTATGGTTCGAGTTAAGCATAAAATTAGCGCAGACGTCGGCCGTAATTTGGTCCACGCCCTTAAGCTGGATTTCCAGACCGTCGCCGCCTGTAATCATTGGCTTAAGCGTTTCGATAACCTCGCGGCGGTGGTCCGGGACGTAGATATCTTCGACCCCGATAAACAGCTTATTAAGCAGCCAGCCGTTAAACTTGTTATCGATATCGGCGGCTTTTGGGTAGTGCGTATAGCGCTTACCGATAGCGAAAGCGACGCAACGGGTAAAGAGTGTTTTACCGTTACCCTCGCAGCCCTGCAGCAACGGCGCCCACTGGAATTTAACGCCCTTATGCTGGACGCAGGCGGCCATATAAGCCAATAGGATAGCGCGGTCGGATTCGTTAGGCAGTACGCGGGCCAGGTGCCCCAGGAACGGCGTAACGTCGCCTTGCTGGCGCGGAGTCTCTAACGGTACGTAGGTATTAACCAGGACCCGACCTTCTTCGCGTATTAGCGCACCGGTCGGCATTTCCGGACGGAAGCACATAGACTCGGCTTTCGGGTACCGTACGACCTGGGATTCGGTAAAGGCCTCCCAGGCTTTGCGCGTCGTCTTATCGCCCGTCTCGTCAATCTGGAAGACGTACCCGCCGTAGGTCGCGTTAAATTGCTCCGACTTAAGCAGCGAGCCGGACGGCGTAAAAATACGGTGCATATCCTGGATATAAACGCAACCGGCGAAGTGTTCGAGCTGCAGGGTAGCGCCTAAATACTGGTGGCCGGCGACTATCTGCGGGCCGCTTTCGACGTTGCCCAGGGGGTCGCCTGCTTTCTCGACGGGGGTAACCATAGCCACCAGCTCGGCCGGTGTACGTTCCTGGTTATCGAGCCAGAATTTAGCCGAGGCATTCGCCCCGCTGCTGCTGCATAGGCGCTTAGCTTCTTCCTCGGTCGCTTCCTGCAGTTTAAGGGCGCGAACGTGTTCGGCGTAGTTTCGCTGGGCGTCACTACTGGCGCGCAATTTTGGCGCCCCGTAGGCTTCCGCGATAGTATTATCGACTTCCCGGCGCCCTGCGGTATATACGGTTTCCTGCAGGCTTACGGCCCGACTAATGGTACGGATAAGGTAATCTTCCCGCTCCCACTTATCACGGACCAGGCCGGAACGCCACATTAGGCGGAACATACGGTCGCAATGGTTACCGGTCCAGAATGCTAAATGCTGCGCGAGTGCCGCGTCGGCGCTACTGCCGTCGTACGCCCTGTGGCCTTCCGTATCCGGGTAGGACTGGGCGAGCGCGTCTTCGTCCCCTTCCCATAGTGCCGCGAACGTGCTACGGCCCCCAAAGACGCCGCCGGCGCTTTGAGTGGCGAGCATTTTTTCGATAAGTTCGTCGTCGTCTTCCGGTCCGTTCCATTCGGCTACCGGTTCCGTCGTCCATTCGTCGCCGGCCTGGGTTACCTTAGCGGGGAAATAATTAGCCACCAGCGCGGGCATAGTTGCCGAGCAATCGGTCGCCGCGTTCCCTATGGCATTGGTACCGGTAAGGGCAACGAAACGCCACTCGGTATATAGTTCGATCCCCAGGGCGGTATTTTTGTTCGAATGCTCCGGTACGGTACCGACGCCGAAGATATGCAAGCCGCGCCCCGACTGCGAAACCTCGACGGCCGCCCCAGGAAGGCGCCCCAGGATATCCATAGCAACGGCGGACCAGGTCGCGCCGTCTGGGTTAAGGCATTTATCCAGGTCGACGAAGAAGAACGGGTCGTTAGGCGTGAAAAGAAACCCGACGCCGTACTCGTTACCAGCCGTAGCCGCCAGCGAGATAGCGGTCTCCGCGTCGGTCGTACTGTTCAGGTCCTTCTGCCAGTCGCCGCCCTTCGGGTACGCTAAAAGCGTATGGGGGTTTATTGGGATTTTTCGGTATCCCTGCTTTGCTTCGTCCCAGACGAGTTTAAATAGAATAAACTGTCGGTACGCGGCTAGCGGGCGTAGCGCGTCCGGTAATTGTTGCATTAATTCACCTCGTAACCATTAGCTATAAGCAGGCGCTTACAAAATTCGATAAGCTGTTCGGAAGATAAACGGCCCTTCGCCATGTTATACCAGTCGCAAACGATACTTACGTTATCGTCACTATAGGGCTTTAGCGGGTCTATTTTATCTACGGACGGAGTCAACGGACTACGGCCCGTTTCGCCTACTCTTAGCTTATTTTCTAAATCGAATTCGAGGCCGGTAAACTCGCATACGCCAATTAGCAAAGCGTTTTCTATGCGTTCTTTTGATAGCTCGAAAGCCTCGCCTTTTTTATCTGCCCTACGTTTCGCGGCATTCCATAACGAACGAGCGCGGCCGCCAGGTGTAAGCCTGCTTTCCCGGTCTTTTCGCTGTTTATCAGTACGGTATTTTTCCCGTCTAGCGCGCTCTTTTTCTTTGTTCTCCGGGCGCTGCCTCCTGGCTTTCGCGGCGGCTCTCCTTTTTTCTGCGTAGCCTGGTTCGGCTTCTTTTTTTCGACTACGCGCCTTATGGCACTCGCGGCACCAGGAACTTAGCCCCGTGGCGTTACGCTTATCGCTAGGGAATTCCGGCCCCTGTTTCTCTATCTTGCATTTAGTGCATAGCTTCACTTTGCAGCCTCCGCGAGCGCTCGGGCCTTAAGTTCCTCCGAGATTTTAGCGCCTCGCGGGTCTTTGTTTAAGATACACTGCGCCACGATTTCCAGTACCTCGGTTTTAATGGCTCGTTTAACTACGGCGCCCTTTAATTGGTTCATAGTCCCGAAGTAACGAGTAACCAGGCCCATAGATACCCCGGCTTTCTCTGCGACGGCGTCGCGGGTAAGTTTATGGTACCCGACGCCCTTAGCCATATCCACGGCTACGGCGAGAATATAGTCTTTACGTAGCGCTGGGTTAGCGCGTCGCTTACTTACTGGGGCGACTGACTGCTCGACGCCGTCTTCGCGTAATTCTTCGACGAAGTCGGCAAAATTGCAGCCCATAACGTGCGGGAAGGACCCGTCCGGAATACCCGCGCGGTCGCATAGCTCGCGGCGTGATAGGTTAATAAGGCCCGCTTCGCGCACCATGGCGACGGCGGTTTCCTTTACGTGTTCTCGCTTCATTATCTAATACCTTAATCTGCTGGTTAACGTAGAGATACTAACCCGTAGTGCCGGGTTCGTCAATACGGAATATAATTTTAGAGAAGACGACGCGGTCCTCCCCCTCGCCATAAATTACCATGGCCTTATAGGTTACGGCCGGCGGGCCCATAGCCTCGACGACTGCTTCCAAGGTCTCGAAGCCCGAATCGGTCGACGGTCCGGTCGTTTCTTTAGTGGTTCCGTTAAACGGCGTTACGTAGATAGTCATTTCCTGCGGTCCCTATTGTTTGATATTACCGGCGGCTGGCCTGGTTTCAGTTCCCAGGGGATACGCTCGCCGCAATCGGCACAAATTTTTAGCCGCTGGCTCGATAAACGGACCAGGGCCTCGGAGTTACATTTCGGGCAGTTATTCACTTGTACGGCTCCCATACCGTAACGCCGGCTTCCTGGCATCTTTTAACCATATCTGCGGTACCGGAGCCCCCGGGCATAGCGAGGCAGTAGTCCGGCTGTAAAAGCAACATAGCCGCGTTACGCTCCGTACCGCCCTGGCGGCCGAATTCGCCCCAAAGTGCCGGAACTTCGGCGTAATGTATTTTATTCTGGACGGCCCACCCTCGCGCCGGGCTATCCGTCCCGCGCGCTCCGCCCTCTATGATAATCGACGGCTTAAACGGGAGGGCATCGATAGCAGCGCTAAGCGCTTGGTAATCCTGGAATGTACGACCGCCGCAAATTAGTAAACGCATAGTTATAAACTCCCCTCGCAGTTAGCGAACGCAGCGTCGCCGCCCAGGGCCGCCACCAGCTCCAAAAATTTAAGCTGCGCTTCTTCTCGTTTCGTACCGGTATACGACCAGGTACCGGCCTTAACCTCGCGCGC